GTGCGCGTGAAATAGCCATTTGTGCTAACTCCCTTAGGCCGTAACGCTACTGTAGTAGCCGTGGGTCAGGACGTTGATCTTGACCAACAACTCACGGTAGATCGTGAAGACCACGGTTGAAGCAGCAGGAATCGCAACGACCGAACCCGGCACTGCAATCGCAGCGTTGAGGGTAATGGACGTATCGCCAGCCGCAGCCGCCGTATCCACGAACGAACCGGTCTCAATCAACTGACCATTGCTGGCGTAGTACGCCACGCTGGTTCCCACCGGAAGTGCCGCCGGAGCGCCCGAACCCGTGAGGGTCAAGGTGGTGCTGGACGACGAACCGCTGGCGGTGTAGCTGACTGAAGTTTCCGGAACCACACCGACACAACGAACCGGAAGGATCGTGGTGGCAGGCGTATCGTTCGGAGCAAGGATCGCGTTCTTGGAGTTACCGGTGTTCACATCACCTGAGTTGTCGATCATCGACAGGTTCGTTCCCACCAACGCATACGCGCCCGAAGCCATGACGGTCGTGGCCGAGCAGACAGCCGCTTTAAACACGGTATCCGGATCGTCAACGACATACGCCACCGCATCGCCAGCCAAGGTCGAAGCAGGCCAGTACTGGCTGAAACGCTTGTTCTTGGTGACAGGGTCCGTATACGAACATCCCACAAACACACCCGTGACTGCGTTCGACGAGGTGGTAGCACCAATCGCCGCCCGAGTTACGGAACCACGCACGACCTTGACGAAGTCACCGTTGAAGATGTCCGTCGCATAGCCGTACTGAATCGGGTACATACGGGTGGAACCCGCAAATACCTGACCGCCGATCAGGTTGATCGGCTTCAGCCCATAAGGGGCCGTCACATCAGTTCCTGAAGCCATTTGAAAATACCTCTAAAGAATGGATAGATAAGGGTTTAACCTCTTCCGAAAGTGGTGCGCGTAGACCGTTCTGGATTCAGAAGCGGCATACGAGGATCATTTTCCCGTAGGTAACTACGGTCCACTCCATCGATCTGACGATCCGAAAGTTCTTGGAAGTATTTCTCACGTTTCTTCATCCTCTCAAGCGGGGCTTTGCATAGCAGCAAACCACCCACTTCCACGTTCCCTTTGAACTGAGAATTGATGTCAGACATGATCTTCAACTCAGGATGATCTTCTGCCTTGACAGGTTCCCAGCCCTCACGGAACTGGCGTGAGACGTTGGTGTTATCCGAACGTCCTAACGAAGAAGTACGAATCCAGCGAAATACCCAGCCATCTTTCGGCTCTGGTACCGGTAGAGCAGATTGCGGCATCCATGAATCATCGGGACGAGACTCAGATGCACGGTCAATACGAACTTTGCGCTCATCGGCCATTTGAACTCTCCTTAATGAGTTGTTTGGCATACTGCTCTGGGGTTAAGCCAAGTCGCTTTGCGAGAGAAACTTGTGTGGCAGTCAACTGGATTTTGCGGGGTCTGGCACCGTTGTTCCGTGTGGAAGGAGCCACCACCGTTTTAGGGGTACGCGAAGGAGTCACTTCAATTTGAAGCTCATCCTTTTCGAACTGTTCTGGGAATCGCGAACGCACTGCGGCGTCGATCTTTTCATAATACTCATCGGTATCCGGCTTGACACCTTCTTCCCGAATGAGGGTTTCATGAACGGCATACGCCAGTGCGGTCATCTCTCGGTTGCCTTTGGGGCCGAACCAAGGATTCCGTTTGGTCCACTCCAATGCCTTATCACTAGGCTTGGGGGCTTGATATTGTTGCTGCTGCACAACCTGTTGAGGTTGGGGCGCAAGCTGGGGCTTTGGCCGAGATTGAAGAGTCTTCTCGTACTTTTCAGCCTCCCGAAGCTCCGTCTGGGCGGTTAACAATTTTTCTTGTGCAGAGATGATCTTTTCAGCATCACCCTGTTCATAGGCTTCCTTATAGTTTGCTTTGGCTTGTTCCAAAGCGATGGAAGCACGGGACTTGATTTGCTGTACGAGTGCGCCTTCTCCGCGCTGGATCAGGGATTCGTACTGTTGGTTTTTGGCAGCAAGTTGCTGGGCAAAGCGAACGGCTTCTTCACGCATCTTCTCAGCGGCTTCCCGCTGACGCATGGCTTCATGCTGTTCGTACTTTAACTTATTGATTCTCTTGCGAACTTTCTCACTGTAGTCAGAAAGTTCTTCATCGTTTTCTTCTTCCTTCGCTTCCTGTTTGACAGGCTTTTTGGGAAGGTCATCGACGATTTCTAGCTCTACTTCCTCTTCGGGAGCAGATTGGGCTTCCTTCTCAGGAATTTGCAACGGGGCAGTGACCCCGAAGAATTTGTCCTCACGGGACATTTCTGAAGCTTCTACGCTCATACCTTCGCCACTCCTCGCGGGTCTTCAACGACAGCTTCGACTGAGTCATCGTTGATTAAACGGAACTCTTTCCCATGGACCTTGAAGCGGGTTCCCGAATAGGAACGCATCATGATCCAGTCCCCTTCTTTGCAGTAAGGGCCAGTAGGGAAACGATCAGTGGACTTGTAAGCATCCGGTCCCATCGCGATGACGAAACCAACGATGCTCCCAATCTCTTCAGCTTCAAGTGTTTGAGAAGCTTTAATGATTCCACCTTCCGTCTTCTCCTCAGGATTTGGGAGAGCAATGAGTAGCTTGTAACCCGTAGGTTTAGGCAATTGACTGGCGGTTTTCTCTTCCGACATTGTTTCCTCGCACCGGATTTAAACGCATGTCCGGAGTCATGACGCACTGCACAACGCAGCGAATTAACTAATTGCGTTTAATCATTATCTAAATTCTTACATAAATCAAGTAGTTCCCGCTCCGCGATAGCCAAACCGTGGATGATCCCACAGCAGCGTTTGTAGTCTGCGAAGTCGGTACAGGCTCCACCAGCAACGTGGTCAGCCATTTCGTTCATCTGTTGACGGATGGACTTACGAAGTGCCTCGTCCAGATTCGTTGTTGCGTTCTGCATTCAATAGATCCTTTGCGATTTGAACACCCAGCTTGGCTCCTTCGACTTTGTCTTTCGACGCAATCTTCTTGGACTCCAGTTCCTGTCGCGTATTGGTTTCCGCGATCTGGACGCCCAACTTGGCTCCTTCGATACGCTCCTGACTCTTCTGGCGATCCTTCTCTGCCGCCAACCGGAGTTTGGTTTTCTCCATGTCGGCTTCGACCTTCGCCATGTCGGACTGAGCGCGTTGCTGGATTTCTTGTGCGCGAAGCTGGAGCTTCTGCATCTCCATCTGAAGAACAGGGTCTTGGGCTTCTTGCATTTGTTTCTGCATTTGAGCCTCGGCCTGTGCGCGTCCCAATACTTGTTCGGCAGCCGGAGCCACCAATTGGGCAATGCGGTATTCGATATCTTCTGGGAGCGGTTCGTCTGGGGGAGGCAGTTTGACTCCCAATTGCTTTTCAATTTGTTGCCGATAGGCAAACGCCAAGTGTTCCGCGACATGCGCCTGCATGGTTCCCTGCAACATCTGTGCTGCATCGGGTGCTTGCTGGAGCATTCCCTGTAAACGGGGATCTTGACCAAAGGACATATGAACAGCGATATGGGCCTGATGGTCTTGATAAATAAAGGCTTTTACCGGTTTACCGTTCAACATGTTCATGTTCTCGGTGACCGGATCAGTCGGCGGTAATTCCTCTTCAGGCGGGATGACTTCATCAGCATCCGCAATACCTAAGGCATCCAACATCTGACGATGCAGGACTGGCATGTCATACAACTGCGGGGCTGATTGCGATAACTGCAATGCCGCTTGATATTTCATGATCCGCTGGGCCATGGTTCCTGCATTGGGATCTGAAACCGGAATGATATCGATGCGATCATCGAAATCTTCTTTGGTCAGTTCTTTGCCGGGAATGTCATACGGATATTCTTCTGGACCATAGTCATAGACCAGTTGGGCTAGAAGCTTGAGTTCTTTCTTCATGGCAGCGTGTAAACGCGCTTGCACAGCAGAAAGCACTTTCATCGACCGCTCTAGAATCGCAAGCGTGGTACCGACCGGCGCTTCGGCGTTCATGTCGGCCACCTTCATGTCTGCCTGTGAAGCAAACCGGCGACCTTCGTCGATGATGTTATTGAGCAACTGATACAAGGTTCCCGAAGGTTCCTTGTAGGGAAGGAAGGTGATGTTGTCGCGAAGGGTTCCCGAAGGAATATCTACGTCGCGGAATTCACCCGGCATGATGGGAGTGTCATCTCCCTTGATGCGAAGACCTCGGGTCTTTAATCCACCGGGAAGATTGGAGAGGGTTCCTGCATCGACCAATTGGCGAAGGATGCTGGTCGCAGACTTGGCCAGTCCTCCCACCATATGAACCAATCCAAACCCGTAGAAACCAAGTCCGGGGATATAGGTGTAATGCACGAAATGTTGACGGCGCTTTTTGAGCGGATCGTCCTCGTACCAATTCCTGCGTATGGCAAGGATCTTGCGCGAAGAGCGATCAACCGTGATGACGTAAGGAAGTGCAATACCCGTGGGAACACCATCCTTCGTGTCCTCAAAGCCGGGGATGTCATAATCCACCACCATCTCAAGGAGGGTGTGACGACTATCCAGTTCGTAATTCGCTTTAGATTCGCCATTTAAACGGTCGTACTTCTTCTGAATATCGCTCGTATCAGGGGCCGGAGGCGGTAGTTCTACATCTAAATAGAATCCAGAAACCTGTAACTTCCTGATTTCATTCGAAGTTTTCTTCATGACATGGGTGGCCCGTTCACAGGTCACCAAGTCAGAAGCGCCATACGACACCACAAAATCTTCTGCGGGAACGAAGATCGAAGCGGGTCTACCTAGATTCGGATCGTAATAGACCTTACGAAACGCCGATCCAGCCAAACACAAAGAGAACAACATCTTCTCGGTCTCTGACCGATATTCAGTCATCTTCTCAGTGATGAGGTAGTTCAGATATTCCTGAACCCTTTCGGCCTGATGAATGCGATCTCGGGTTTGTTCCCCCAAGATCTTAGTCATTACTGGACCTTTGGCCGGAAGAATCTCTTGGATCGACTGGGCTTGGAATCGAACGACTGCCTCAGAGAGCATGGGATGAAACACACCACAGGCTCCTTCCCATGGCTGTGTTCGGTCTTCAATCTTCAAACCAAGGAGATCTAACCCTTTGATGTAGGTGTCTTCCCATTCTTTGCGGGAATCCTTGTCCGCTTGGAAATAGGTGACGAGTTCCGTGGCAATGGAGTTGAGAACATCTTCATCTAGATATTCTGCGAGGTTTTCATCGTGGCCTTGAGGTTGTGACACCTCAGGAGACATTTGAATCTCTACACCGCCATCCGGCAGTTCCACCACAATAGACTCTTCTACCGGCGCGATCTGCACCTCTACCGGTGCCTCTAACATCGCTGGCATCAATGCGCGGTCAACTGCCACGGGTATTCCCCTTAAAGATCTCTGAACTTACCGCCTTTAACGGCAGCACCCATGCCTCGGGCATTTCCCTCGGTTCCTATAATCGAACCGCCTTGATACATTCCCATTGGGCGCTTGGCTCCCGCTACCATCACGGGCATACCCTTTGCCATTTTACTTTCAGGTTGTCTCCGAGATTTTGGCTTCTCCGCCATCTCAGATTGATTAGTCCGGCCTTTCATTAGTAGTACTCCACTTTACGTCTGTACAGAGAAGGTTCATCTTCGAAGTCAGTCTTTAATGGAACAAAACCGCCCCGTCTGAAACGCATCAACGCCATGACAGAACTGTCCACCAAGTCATCACGCTCTCCAGCGGGAAAAGATGCAAATTCTTCTACCACTTCCTCAGCAAAACGGGTCTGAGGACGCCATACTTTTCCACTGGCAAAAATATCAGATACCGAATTGACGCGAGCAATCTTATCGTTCCCCCGAGAAGGGGTGTACTCAGAAACGGGAATCCCCATGGCGCGCAGTTCGAATATCAACGGCGTCCCCGCCGCTTTGGCTTCCACCACCAACGCATCGGGTTCCCAGTACTTATATAACTCATAAGCCCGTTTCTTCAGTTCTGGGAACTCCAGCTTCTCCTGCAAAGCATCCATCAGGATCAGATTCGGTTCCATCACCCCCGAATCATTAGGATGATAGAAAACCCCCCAAGTGGTACAGGCGGAGTAGTCCGCCCTTTGAGATTTTAAGAAAGCGGTATCCCAAGACTGAATCAGAAAATCACATTGGGGTGGTTTCTCTTGATCCCAAAGCTTCCACCATTCGCGTTTAACCAGTGCGCCTTCTTCGGAGGTGGGATCTTGCTGGTACTGGGCCTGCCATTTGTGGACAGGGATTTCATTCTTAATCGCTTCCAGTTCTTTCAGTGGCCAGAACTCTGGCCAAAGCGGGTTCCCCGAAGGAAGGATGGCTGGGAACTCAATCACCTCCCATTCATCCACCCCCTCTCTCATGGAAGAAGCTTTAAGAACTTGACCGACGAGGTCTCTTTTCGACCAACGGGTACAGATAATCACAATCGACCCGCCCGGTTGAAGACGCTGACGGGGTCCAGAGGTGTACCATTCATAAGCATGGTCGAATACGGTGGGATCTGCGGACTGTCCCTCCTGTTCATCATGGGGATCGTCGATGATGAGCAAATCGGCACCCTTTCCGGTCACCGCACCCCCAATACCAATTGCAAAATACTCCCCACCCTTGGACGTACTCCACCGTCCTGCCGCTTTGGAGTCCGCTCTCAGTCCAACTTGCGGGAATATCGCCTTATATTCATCCGAATCCACCAAGTTACGGACCTTTCTACCGAAGTTCACCGCTAGTTCTGCGGTGTGAGAAGCCTGAATCACCTTCTTATTCGGATAGTTCCCCAAAAACCACGCAGGAAAGAGGTAAGACCCGAATTCTGACTTGGTGTGACGGGGAGGCATACAGATGATCAGTCTTTTTAGCTTCCCAGAGGCAATCTCTTGGAACTTTTCCCCCATGATCTTGTGATGACGCCCCGAAATAAACCCATTCCACACCTGATTCACAAAGGGAATGAACTCTTTACGGGCTAAATCCTTAGCCATCACCCCCTCATACTCCTCAATCAGCTTTAAATACTCTAATTGCTGGTCAGGAGGTAGTTTCTTAACTAAATCAATGACTTGGGGAGTGATCTGGATCATGGGAATCCTCTCAAAATGCAGGGACAATAGCCCCCGTTACATCATATTCCTGAGATTCTTTGCGATCTGGACCCTGCCTTGAGCCTTCCCTGCGGCGATTGAGCAGGTTGTAGTGTAAAACTTTGTGAATATCGAAGGCTTTAATGAGATTTTCCTGTATCATAAGCCTTCTCGGAGAGAAGTTGAGACAGCTCAAGGCATAATGAGACAAGGTTTTGTAGAACTTCTCTAAAAATCTGAACCGATTTTATCATATTTAACTGTATTTGTCAATATAAAAAGTCCAATTTTTTTGCAAAAAATTTTTTCCCAGACTCACTGGAACCGTTGAGACTAAAAAAGGGGAACATGTTGTGGCGAAATAGCAACATGTAGGGGAAAAACATAGAATCATTTGAGCGGAATAGCATGTATAGGGTCAGCCCACGCCACGCCAAAAAAGGGGGGG